CATCGATTACACACTTAACGATTTTTCTCTTATCCATTTTGCAAATTTAATTTAGTTTATCCTATACGTGAAAGGTCTTCTACGTTCTCGCGAATTTCTTGTTGGCTTGCCACATCACCTGCTAACACATAAGCGCGTGGTGTGTATTGGTCAGGTCTATTTGTTACAAACTGCGAAGCAAGTGGATTGAACTGGGCAGGTTGTGTTCCACCACCACCACCACCAAGTCCCGGTGCACTTGGTTCACTTGGTGAAGTATTACCACCACCTTGAAACTGTTGCGATGATATTGTTGCAACATTGGCAAGACCAGCAGCAACGGCAGCACCTGCAGCAATATATGGAGCAGCTGGAAAGGCAATCGAAATCGGATTTAATTGAGTTGCAGTGAATGCAGCATTTGCACCCTTGTATGTTTCAATAGTTGCCTGCGCGATGCTAACAGCTTTTTGTATTTGAAAGGCACGCTTTGCACGTTTCTCATCACCTTTGCCATATACAGCCGCAAGATTTGAAATGATGCTAAGCGAATCTGTAGCAAGTTGTATTTTGCCTTCCTTAAGCGCAATAGCATTGGCTAATTCCTGCTGGCGTAGTTTTTCTTGTTCTTCAGCCGCAAGTTTTGCCGCATCAAGTTTTGCCTTTTCAGCCGCTTCAAATTCTTTTACATTTTCTTCGTAAAGTTTATTGACTAAATCGCTTACTTCCTGTTCAGCTTTTAATCTATCAGCTGTAGCTTTATCAGTTGCCGCTTTTAAATCTGCTGCTTCTTTTTCAGCTGCTGCTTTTCTATCTGCTGCAGCTTTTTCACGCGCTGCCTTTTCCTTTGCATCCTGTGCATTTAAAATACCATCACGCTGATTGACTAACTGCAGCAAAGTCTTTTCGGCATCCTTTACTATTTTTTCTTGGTCCTTGCGTTCTTGTTCAGGATCAAAAATTTTCTTTACAATAAAGTTGTTTACTTGGTCAAAGATTGGTGTAATGCTAATTTTCTCAATCCCTAAACCTAACTTATTGAGAACATCGATTGCACCGTTTACGAAACCTTCAAAGAATTCTGCAATCTTGCGCTGTGGAAACGTGACAAAGTCAAGGAACGTTTGAAGATACTTTGCGTTTCGTTCAGCCGCTGCTATCTGTGCAGCCGCTTGTTGTTTACTTGTTTCAACTACAACTTGCTGCTCCAGTATTGCAGCATTTAACTGCTGAAGCTTCAGTTCAGTTATTTGCTTTTCAGTTAAGCCCTGCCGTTTTAAACTTTCTTCGGTTTGACCTATCAAATCAAACTGCTCTTTGGCTGTAGCCGCACGTTCCTTTTGAACATTTAATGCCTTTTGTTCGGCATCAGTAATGCCATCAACTAAGGACAAAAGTTCTTCCGCGTAAACAATAGCACCAGCTATGGCAGCACCAATCAGGAAAATCGGATTGGTCAATAATGCCTTACCGACTGATGCGAATGCACTACCAATGCTCTTGATTCCATTAGCAATATCACCCGGCTTGATGTCGCTGATATTTTGTGCAAGTAGCTTTGCACCTTCTGCAGCACCTGTAAAGTCAAGTGATGCAATACGTGATGTAACGAGACCAAGTGAACCGCTGACCTTTTCGAATGCACCACCTGCTTGTGTACGTATTGCTTCGGAAGCATCTTGAATTTTATCTTTTAATTCACCTGCTGCCTTACTAAGTTCACGATACTTCTGCGTTTGTGGATCAGTGTTAGCCAACTGCGCTTGTAATTCGCGCAACTGTGCTTTCAGCGACTGACCTGAAACATCAACAGCATCAATGGCACTTTCTAACTGCCTAAGATTCTGCTGACTTTTGGTGGTGTCAATTTCAAATGTCCTTACAATAGAATCAGCCATTAGTAAATAAGTTTAGATAGTAAATAGATTAGTCCGAAAAACAAGATAGTGCGCCATGCATACAGCGTTACAAACCATAGAACACGCTGCCACTTGCGAAGCGAATAGTTGTGTTCCTTCTTTGTAGTTATGCCCAGCTGTAAGTAGCGCATTGAGTTTTTGATTGAATCCATTATGTGAGTTTATTTTGTTGGTAATGTATTGAAGCTGTAACAACAAAAGTGATGCTTGAAGCACCAAGCCCTGTCACTTGCAAATTGACGCGATGTTGCGCAGTATTGGTTGCCGTATCTACATCATAAGTAAAAGTATATGCTGTATTATTGATTTCATTGACAGTAGTGATTGCTGTTGCGTTTGCTATGCCACCTGTTACTTGCAATCCAAATGAATACTGACCTATACAATAATCACCTGTACTGGTGTCGATTATTGTTGCATTCATTAAACAACTCCACAGCGTATCGTCTGGTAATTCAATAAATTCGTTAGCTATACCTTCAATGAGCAAATTATAAATTTGACTATTTACCCAAGAATCTTTGTAATGAAGCATTACAACACCGCTTTGCGCCCATCCTAATTCAGCATTTGCTGAATTTCCATCACGATAACCACCACCCACATGCAATCCGGGTAGATTAGTTACTACATTAGTCCCTAATAAATTACTGCGGCCAACGTTTTTAGTTAAGGACAAATCCTGTCCAACCATTAGCATACTACTATTTGCTCCTTCAATGGCTAACTTAGTTCCATTTATGACTGAATTAGGTATAATACTTAAGCGTTGAACTTCAACATTGACAGGTGCCGCACCACCATTTGACACAATCGAATTTCGGAATTGACCACCATTATTGAATGCCCAGCACACACCATTGATTTCATCCCAAAAATATCCATAACGTGAACAGCAATCTTCAGTCGGTTCTACAGCATCACCTTCGCTATTCTCAAAATTGACTTCACCATTTACGGTTGTTCCAACAGGAGTAGATGCGCAGTCACTTATTTGATCAAGAAACTTAATAAGCTTAACCTTCGTGCTTTCGTTATAACCTACTTTGTAGTCGGTGATTTCAAGGATGCGCCAATAGCTGTCTTGAATCCATATCTTATCTGCAAAAGAGAAAGTGAGTACATCCTTTAAGTCAAGCGCAAAGAATGCTTCCATTATTCTACCTTCAGGCGAATAAATTTCATTCATGTAATTGCGCCAATACAGGTTGAATAGATTGTTGTATGGATTAGCGTTTATTGTCTGCACGTGTGGCGGTACTTCAGGCGCCCAGTTCAAATCGTAATCATCAACATTTACAAAAGTAGCATCACTATAATGGTTCAATATAGGAACGGTAGTGGTAGGTGTTGCAGTTAAAGTAACTTCATTGTATAAATTGACATTCTGTGTACCAGCATTATATAAGCATCGCGGACCTGGTGCAACATATTCTAACTGCTCATTGTAGAAGCATTGAATTGGACATGCTGTTCCGGGTATTACTGCAGCAGGTGCGCTACGTGTTACCAATGTAATCTTTTGGTCACCTATCGCGAAGTCACTTGGAGCAGTCGATGGATTGATTGTATAACCTTCCGATTTAAAATCACCATACACGCGATTAGCATCTTTGTATAGTTTACTATATGCATCTTCGCCTGCTGTATAGGTAAACTGAAATGTTGCTTTTTGAATATCTACAGTGCTGCCCATCATAACGTCTTTGGATATGTCAAGCTTGCCTGTCCAGTCTACTACATCCCCTGTACCTAAATAGTTGTTTTGTGGAATTATTCCAATTTGATTCGGCACGATGCGACTGGGTACGATTGCGCAGTTGTGCATTTTGATAACATCATTCAAAAAATCTATTTGACGCATATCAGGTGCGTTCAATGGATAAGAAATGATTTGGTTTGAACTTATGGTCGCACTATTAATACCAATGATAGAAGCTGTTTGTGATCCATTGCCTGCTGAAATTTCCACAGTCACAAGTGGATCAAAACCTATTTGCGTATTATTGTCAAACTCGAAATTTACATAAGTAAAGCCAAAATAGACAATATCACCCGGAAGTAAATCTAAAGTCAATGTTCTATTTAGTGTTCCTGTTCCTGTGCCTGTAAGTCCTATTTGATATGTTAAGACGGTTAATGAATCATTGAGAATAACACTACCACCACGAATTACTAAATAACTTGGTGTAATGCGTGTCCAATAAGTAGGAAATCCAGCTCCAGCAGTTGTAAATACTAAATTCATATAGAATGTAAACTGCCCACCTGCGGAAGCTGTCCAAATACCAAGCGTACTATCAAATGCGTTGTCATTGTCAAATACTTCGGTCATATTAATCATGGTAGGATTGTAATTCCAAATACCATAAGAAACATTCACATCCGTTGGCGGATAAGCTGCAAAGAAGTATTGATTGCTTCCACCTTCATTAATTATTTGTGGTGTATTAGAGAAAGGCATCCAGTAATCATTCAGGATGTTTTCAAGTGATGATGCCACAAGTTCAAATCCTGCTTCCGTTACGATGTTGCGTAGTAGAAACCACCAACTAACTGCAGGTGTTAAATCAGCCGGGAAAAGTGGTGCGCTTGAGTTAAGTATAGGTCGGGAACCTGCGCTGTTATCATTGCTCCACTTTTGCCCACGATCACACAACGCCCAAATGCGGTCGGCTGTTTCGGTTGTTACATTTGCGTATGTTACCGCTTCGTTCAAATCAGCAAGGGCAGCAATATCACTTAGTTTCTTTTCACCAATGGTGCGAACAAGGTCAGGTGTTTCAGCGTAGAAAGCAACTTCGACTTCGTGAAGTTTGCCCATTTGCTTATACACCTTACGCACACGCAAGTAACCTGTGGCAATGGGTAGGGTATCTACGCGGATTTCAGCAGGTAATTTGTAGAAGAAATAGTTCTCCGCACCTTGCTCTACGTTGTTGTCGAATAATGCCCCTAATGCTTCCTTATTGGTTTCGCTAAATGGCAATCTAAATTCGCGACTGAATGCACCCTGCGCAGTGAAGTTGGATAGGTCTTGGAACTTCCAATTCTGCGATATGCTTTCGTTTTCGTATAGGTCGAGGTAGGTATCGGCAACGATGAGTGTGTAAGTGTAAATAGAAACACCAGAATCAGAAACATTTGATGTGAATGGTTGGTCTACTGTTATCTCACCTGTTACTGTATCGTATGCTGTCACATAGCGCGTAAATAAAACAACTTCAGGTGAAACATTTTGGTCAACGATTTCAATCTTGCTGCCTATTGTATATACTGCTTCTTGTCCACCACTTGCAAAGCAAAAACTATCACCTGAAACAATAGGCGCAGATAATGATTCTGTAGAGGTTGGAATTGTAGGTAACTGCTCACTTCTTACTATTAGTTGTACTTCTCCGTTCATGTTATGTCCAGTATTCGTTTGCCATTCTTACTTTCAAAGATAGGTTGTAAAGCTTGCCGTCACGTGTCTTGCGTTCAGTGTATGTGGTATCGTCTAAGTTCACAGGCAGCGCGATGTTCTCACCATTGCGCTGTGTTATCCAAACAACCTGATTGCTTATAAGCAACGAGCGAAGGAATAAGAATTCACCTTCCTGAATGAAGTCGCTGGTTACGGTCAAGACTTGTTGCACTAAGTTCCTACGTTCATACAATCCGCGATCATCTTTGCTGAACACACTTGTTGTACTATTGAACAACACCTTGCGGTATTTTTTGCGCTCAATCTCATCGTTCATTTCCGACTTCTTTATGAAGTTAAAGTAGTCCCATCCACCGCGACTATTTACCCATCCTAAACGAATCACATCATTGTGGCAATCTTTCTGCCCATATTTAGCTGCATTGTAGAATCGGTACTTGACACTTGACTGTGTGCTACCTGTTCGGGCAAATACTTCGTAATAACGCCATCCAGGATTGTCTACTTCATTGGGTTTAATTGTCCATGCACCTGTCCAATCATTTAAGTTAGCTGGATAAACAGGCAAAGCTTCTATGTCATAGCCATTCAATGATATGGTTTCAGTAGCCGTTGTTCCGTTTGCCTTATACAATACGATGCGTACATTGTCCACAAGGTTATTGAACATATAGGTGGAGTTACCCGGTATCCTCAATGTTCCATAGTCAGTTTCGTATGAAGGAATCCACACTATGTTTTGCGCTGTTGGGTTGCCTGCTCCCCACGTTGGGGCTAAATACCATGAATGCGTGCCATACTTGCGGTCACTCATTCCGTAGTTAAAGCTAACTTCGAGCACATACTTGATGTCATCAACACCGATTTCAGGATTTGGCTTGTAGCCATCGAACACTTGATAAGCACCATTGATAACAATGCGCCCACTCATAGTTACTTCGCTGCCTGCATTCTCTGTTAAAACAAGTCCTTGACCGGGTACATTGACCAACCACCATTCAGTAATGGCTGCGCTCAGCGAATACTTACTCAAATCATCAATGGTATCATCCGTTCCAAAATGATACTGCTGGTTGCGCAAATCATCCACAAGTGGCGCAATGTCAAAGTACATGTTATTGTCGGGAGCAGGTGACAAATAAAATGTGTACGTCTTAGCATCAACAGTAATGTTCAAGCCATAGCGGAAACCTTGTTGCGCTACTTCTGTGCTTGATGCAATAAGCATAATCTTTTGACCACGCACCACCCAGTTGAAGGGTTCATCTACGATTGTTAATGCCATTTATCTTTTGTTTAATAGTATTCTGTTTTCTACGGATTTAATGTAAGCATCCATTAGCTTCTCTTTGTATTCATCCCATGTATCATCTATTGCATCCTGATAGTAGTTGATACCTTCGATACCTTTTTTACCAATGCTGCGTGCGATATTGTACGCTGCGCTTTTGATTGCGCTCTCGGTTGATTTAATAAATTCACCCTGTTTGTTACGCAGTTTCAATGGTTTCATGCGAATCCATTTTTCAATAGCTGCTACTGGTGGCATCTTTGAGTTTGGTTTGCGCCCATATTCAATAACGTCTGCATATTTACCAGCATCACCTTTCACAGTGAAGTCAATGGTGGGTTTGCCGTAGCGAATGCGCAGCTTATAAGTTAATGAGCGAAGTAAGTTACCTGAAGCAACACGATTCACAACCTTACCACGCACACGTCTTTTGATACGCAGATTTGATTGCGCACGCTCAATGACCGTTTCGGCATATTCATTCAAGATATCTTCGAATTCGGTTGCCATTATGCTACTTCTTCAAATTCTACGATTGAACCTGCTTTGATTGTAACAAGTGCGTTCACTGATGCGATTACACTCATGCTTACCGTTCCATTTGCTGTTGCTATGTAGATACCATCCGCGCTGGCGATACGCTGCGTAGTAGATAGCGATACAGCCGTTCCGGTATTGTTAGCGGAACCATTGTTAATTGTGTTGGTTGTACCACCCGTTCCGATTGTAAAACGATAAACCGTTGTACCTGTTGGTCCATTAGTGCTAAGCATACCATTGACTGTACCTGTTGCAACAATAATAATCGTTGCTCGCCATTTGTATGTTTTACCTGCGCTTACCGCAAACGATAAACCTGTGATATTTTGGTAAGATGTGCCACTCGTAACAAAGTCACTTGTTAGTGCAGCATACCCACCCACACCAATATCGGCTTTTAATTCGGAAAGTGTTAAAGCAGAAACAGTGTTATCGGCATTGATACGCAAATAACGAACAGCACTTGGATTCGGTAAGGTTGCAAGGTTAGTCCCAACCGTAGTAAGTCCGATGCTGTTCTGCTTACCATTAAATGTTGACCAGTCTGCGCTACTTAACGCACCGCGATTTGTTGCATCTGCTGTTGGCAGGTTGAATGTATGTGTACTACCTGCACTGCTTATTCCAAAGTCAGTACCTGCTGTGCCTGTTGCAAAGTTTTGCGTGCTTTCAGTTAAGCCATTGAGCGAAGACAGTCCGATTGCGTAGGTTGTATGCACTTCACCTATGCGCCCATCTTCAGTATATAGCGTAACAGTCTTACCATTGGTATTTTGAATATCGAATTCAATGTGTACGCGGTCGGTTGCAGCCGTTACTGTAGTAGGTACCGATATGGTAAAGCTATACAAATCAGGCACGTTGCCGTTTGTGATTTCTTCCATTGTGGAAGTGGCAACCAATGTGAACGTGCTGCCGTTATACGTGTAAAGCTTTGCAAGTATTTGGGCATGATTTGCACCACCACCTGTCTCACTCAAATACACATCGATAGTCCACACACCTGCAGGAATGAGAACGTGGTTTGGTTGGTTTACATCAGTAATAAACCGGGCAATCGCACCTGTTGTCGCGCGTGTGAAGTTAGCTGCTGGTCCTGTGTTGGCTGCTGTGCCTAACTCGTAGTAATCATTGCCACCTATAGTACCTTGCGAAATGTTACCATTGAAATACAACACCTGTCCACCACCACCACCTGTCGAAGGAAGTGTTCGCAATGCGCCTGTGCCATCGATGTATTGATCAGTTGTGCCATTAGCTGCAACTGCAAGCGTGCCTGAAGTTGTAACAGGTGAACCACTCACACTAAATGCAGCGTTTGTTGGTGCTGGCATTGTAAGACCAACCGAAGTAACTGAACCACCTGTTGAAGGTGTGGTAGCTATCCAGTCTCCTAATAACGTGTTGTAAGTTAGAACCTGCCCATTGGTAACACCTGCCACATTTACATCAGCTAAATCATCAAGGTTTGTTGGTATGAATGGCTGATTGATTAAGTCGTTATAATCGCCTGTCGTGGCAACTGTGGCAAGTGTTGGCTTATTAAGTATTTCTGCAACACCACTCACAGCATCCCAATCCGAATTAACCTGCGCTGCAGGAATCGTTGGTTTGTTCAGGATTTGATAGTCACCACTCGTTGCATTCCAGTCCACAGGTGTTTGTCGCAAGCGGTAACCAACGGCTTGCAAAGTCCAATAAGAAGGATTCGTTGGATTGATGCCATCATTGTTTGCGATGCATCTGTAAACACTTCCGTTGTACCATACCCTGTCACCTATTTGGTATGGATTGCCCTGCGCTGTGGTATGGTTTGCGTTCCATTCAGTACTCACGTATTCTCCACTACCACCACCCCCACCTGCTGCATCTATCGTAACACTACCATCTCCGTTATCTGTGATGGTTATGTTCGTGCCTTCTACTAAATCGAGGATGTTTTGAACTGCGTTATCTACTCCATTGGTGCGAAGTGTCAAGCCATAACCTGTTCCGCTTCCACCACTTGATGAACCACCTACACTCCACACTGCAGGTATATCACAAGCTGACCAATCCCATGGCACTTCAAGTGTTAGCGTGAATGCAATCCCGGTAACTGTGTTTTTGTATTCTTCAATGAATGGTTCAAACGTTGGAATGTTAACCAGCTGCACATCGAATCCGAATAACTCCAAACCATTGCGCACTTCAGCTATCAAGTCTTGCCCTAAACGGATGCAGTCGCTTATCACTTCACGCTGATATTCTGCCTTGTATTCTTTGTCGCGTGGTATATCAGCAAACATGACTAAGAAACCGAACTGCATACCACCCTGAATCGGTGTGATTGTGTCAGGTGTTACGTGCATGAACGGATATTGATCGTCCTGCAGTTGGTCTGCTAAGTCGATTTGTCCATGTGTGAAACGCTTAATCAAAAAGTGACCAGCAGCAAAAGCTTCAAGTCGATTGATAAGTACATTGTAGCTGTAGTTGTAGCTATTCATTATCTATTGCGTTTTTTCATTTCCATTTTTTGCACATAAACGTAATCTGCTAAATACGTTAAATGCGTAAACACTTCATAACACCTTCGCTCCGTCACTGCATCAAACTTCGTTATATCCCTGTCGGCTAAGCTTTCAATTATATGAAACCAACCGTACACACCTAATCCATCGGGGGTTGCTGTTCCTTCATCTCCTTCACTATCTCCGTTATCTCCTTTGCCAAAAAGACGAGGGAATCGTTGTATAGTTCGATTTCTAAACTCGAAAAAAAAAGCAGCGTATTCAACACATGGTCTAAAGTCAATTCGCCTATGGCATCTTCGTAAGTCCGTTTGTCATTGGTGGCATAAGGTTCAATATCGTAATACTTCCCAAACTTTGCTTTGATAGGTCGGTATAAGATGCACATCATTTTATGGGCAGCTTCGCCCATGATCACACCGTCTTTGTATATATCACCGCACACGCTGTCTAAGTCCACGTATTCACCAAAGGTCATTGAACTAAGGTCAGGCACAAAGCCAAGCTCATACACACCGACTCGCACCTTACGTTCAAACTCACCACTGCTTAAGCGAATGGCTGCTTCAAACGTTTCAATGATTTCATCAATCACATGCACCTGAAG